TCGGATAGTTGCTCCCATAGGTCGCAGTCCTCGGGCATGTTATCCCACCACACGCCGCCGTACCCGTATGTGTACGCCGTTGGCGCGTTGACGCTCTTTCGGTATGCGACGGCTATCTGCGCGGCGGCGCCGTTGCCGGCTATAAGCCCGCCTCGTATGTTCTTGGCTACCGCGTTACGCAGTCGCACTGACCACGTGTTTGGGTCGAATGATACTGCCACGTTTACGGCGTGTTTTGCTATTTGCTGTGGGATTCTCATGATGTTGCTCCTTTTTCGGCTATGTATTTGGCGAATGTTAGTCCTGCTACTGCGTCGTTTCCACCTAGTTCTTTGGTGGCTTTATAGGCGGTGACGTACTCGACAATGTCTATGTCAGTGGTGGTTCTGTCCACGGCGTACTCATCATCCACGGATATGAAGTTCACAACCGCGTCGATGTTCGACAGGCTACGCACCCACAGGTCGTGGCTACCCGCCAAGTTGCATGCACTGTCTATCCGTATCGCCCGCGCCATGACGCGCTGTAGCTCTAACGCGGCTTCAATGGGTAGCACGTATCTATTACCCCACCCGAAGGTCACAACCATGTGGGTCTGTGTAGTTGGGGCTGTACGGTGTTCTGGCACACCGTTGGCTGTGTTGGTATTGCCAGTGCGATTGGATGCACTGGCGGCGTTCCTAGTGGGTTTACGGGGCATATCCATTATGCCTCCCACATAACAATGACGAACGCGCCCATGTCAGGGTCGCTGTAGTCTTCCACGGTGCAGTGGTGGTTGCACTCGAACAGGAAGTTTTCTGCCTCTACGTGGGAGGTGAACTCCCTTACGTGGTTGATGCGTGTGTTGCTTGCATACATATCGTCCATGGTTGCGTTAGACAGGCTGTACAGTTCTTCAATGCGGGCGGTTAGCGCGTATGTCATGATGTTCTCCAAATAAGTAAGTTAATGTTTCGGATTCCACAGTGTGCTGGCACACCGTGCAGGTGGTTGAGATACCTCTCCCACTTAGATACTATTATACGCTCTATAGGTGTATATGTCAAGGAGTTCCAAATAGATACGAAATGCGGGCTATCCACTCAAATAGAAACGAAAAGTGCCAAATAGAAACGAGATTGAGCAAATAGCATTATTTCGGGGGTCAAAAATCATTATGCTGTTTAGCTGTCTATCCGTCTGCTTAGTGCCTGTAATCATACACTTATATCATACGAAATGCTGAACTTGGGTGGGTAGGCTGAAAAAGGTGGTGGCTTGTAAGCCACGAATAGCAACCGATTAAGCAACTAACCAGAAAAAGCAGTCTGGAAAAGGCGGTGTTATTATATTATGGGGCTTGTATAACTTTTATGCCATTGTTATTACTTTTTTCCACGCGATTTACTATTATACCTTGTATGCCTCGCGCGCGTATAAACACACCCTTTTTTTTGTCTGCTTTATTGTTTAATTGTATTACTTACCATAGAGTATTTATTTTTTCCTATATAACACGTGGCTTCCAGCGGCGATAAAAACACACCCAAAAAAGCAGTAAATTATTCAAGTGGTGTCCACCTTTATAACCCGTTGATTTCGTGGACATTTCCACCCTATAAAAGTGGTGGCGGCATGTAAGTTTTTTTTCTATTCTCGAAATCCTGATGCTATTTGGCGATATGCGTTTTTATTATTTTGCCTCGTGCTACTCCATACACACCTATCCAGTATGATTCATCGACTTTCATGTTTATCGCTCCCTACGTCTGTATCACGTATATTTGCATTTTTGCCCATTCATCGAGTTTCGTACTTATCGGGTGTGCTACTCCATAGGTCTGTAGGACACAGTGTGCCAGCACACCGTTACGCTCCATACACACGTATCACGTGTGCTACTCCATAGGTCTGTACCACGCATGTACTTGCCACGCGCTTGTTACTACGGTATCGCCTACATGTGTATACAGTGTGCCAGCACACCGTCACGCTCCATAGGTCTGTACCACGCATGTACTTGCCACGCGCTTGTTACTACGGTATCGCCTACATGTGTATACAGTGTGCTGGCACGCCGTGAAAATTCAGGGCGAAAAAAACCCACGGCAAGCCGTGGGTATGGAGTTTATAAGCGCAAAAAAGCCCGCCTTTTTAGGGGCGGGCTGAGAGTTTAGGGATTATGTCAAAGCTGGGATTTTAAGGCCTCAAGCGTCTTTAATTGTAGGCTATGCTTTTTGACGTATGTTGCTTCTAATGATAACAGCTCAAGCATCCAAGATATAACAGTAGCAGGCGATTCAGAGGCCATGAGCATTTCGAAGGCTTCACGGTTGTTTGACGCTTTACCGCTTGGGGCACTCGCCCCTTTATCTGTTACCGTTTGCGCTGTTGGCTTAGTGGTAACAGCGCCATTTTTCACCAGCTCCGACGCGTCGGAGTATATGGCATTCAAGCCACGGTATAAGCCTTTACTATCCGCCACAATAGACGGGTTGGCCCATGCCGCCTTGTATATCATACGGGCACGCATCAACGCGCTTTTTAGCCCTGATATAACCTTATCAGCTTCAAACTCCACGGCCTTAGCCGATTCTGTGTACGCTATTAAGTCCGCTTCTGTTGCGGGCCGTTTAGTAGTAACCCCTTTCGCCTTCATGAAAGCCGCTTTATGGGCGGCCTTTCTTGCGTGTAGGCTGGATTCAACTGCTTGGCGTACGCTACCAGCAACATACCCTTTTGAGTTGAATATCCCATCCCCAAACAAGGCTATACAGCCAGCTATATAAGCGGCCTGTTGTTCACCCTGTTGCGAAACGTGGTATTTTCTCAACTCCATAATACTATCGAGAATAGTATCTTTTAGTGAGGCCTTGCCTTGTATTGCCTGCGCTTCGTGTATGCCTACGGAAAAAATTGCGTCGCCTATTGATGCACCTAAAGCAATAACATCGTATGCGGTTGTGTTGATAGAATTAGCCATGATAATACCTTTCAAAAATAAATAATTAGAAAATCAGACGGTGTTCTAGAACACCGTATCAGTTAAACGACATCGCCCAACTGAGATTCACATTATACACCTATCAGGCAAAAAAGCAAGCAAAATCAACACGATAAATAAAAGGATTCTTTTCTGGGGCAGACCCCCCGAAGGGTTTTTGCCGTGCGCGGGGCCCCATGCCCCTTCATGGTACATCACATAAAATTTCCAAGATTTTTAGGACACTAATATACCTTGTATAACTCCCCAACGCCCACATAAAATTTCCAAGATTTTTACAATACTAACATACCTGCTATACCTTATATAAAATTTCCAAGATTTTTACCATACTAATATACCTCACATAGCAAATATACCTCTTGACAACTTCTCCCCACATACCTATAGTACGTTCATGAATACACACGCCACCAAAAAATGTTCGTGCTGCCAGGAAGTGCTACCCGCTGTGGACTTTGGGGCTAACCGGCAGACCCCCGATGGACTCAGCTACTACTGCAGAGCCTGTGCCGCTGATAAGCAAGCAGCATGGATAGCCAAGAACCCAGATAGAGCTGCACAAGCCCGAGCGAAGTACCTAACCCGAGTGAGGGCTGACAATGAGCAGCGACGTACTCGACACAACGCAGGTGAGTAACCAGTGGGGTGCTACGCATCCTGACAACCCGGTATACCTGGGGTTCCCACCGATGCTGTTCGTGGAGCTGGCGTTACGCACTGCACCCCTGCCTGATATCTGTGCTGCCTACAACATCAGTAAGGACGAGTTCAAGCAGCTGATGCAGCACCCCCAGTTCATACGTTCCTATCAGGAAGCAGTGGACAACGTCGGCAAGGAGGGCGTATCCTTCAAGACTAAGGCGCAGCTCATCAGTGATGACGCTCTAGCCAAACTACACAAGCTCATACACGACCCTCTCACACCGGCAGCAGTGGCGGTTAAGGCGATAGAGAATGTAACCAGATGGGCAGGGTATGAACAGAAGGGTACGGGGGAAGTAGTGGCTCCAGGGTCAGGGTTCCAGATCAATATAAACCTGGGGGCTACGTCAGCCAGCAGTCGCCCTGCGCCGACAAATATAACCTCAACAGCACGACGCATAGAAGGTGACGAATAGATGGCTGCAGACGGCGTCAACTACACACCACCACCAACCGTTCGGGACTTCATAACCCACTACACACCCCACGAGTTGTTCTTCGACTGGGTCATTGGGCCGGTGGGGTCAGGTAAGACGACGGGTATTTTCTTCAAGCTCGCGTTTATGGCCAGCCTGCAGGAGCCTAGCCCAGTAGATGGCATACGTCGCACTCGCGCTGTGATCGTCCGTAACACCGCACCACAGCTGAACGATACCACGATAAGCTCATGGAACTATTGGTTCAAGGATGGGCAGGCAGGTAACTGGCGGGCTACGGAGAAAAAGTTTCTGCTCAAGTTTGGGGACGTGGAGTGCGAGGTATTGTTCCGCCCGCTCGATACGCCAGACGACGTGGCACGTGTGCTGTCATTGGAGGTAACCTTTGTCATACTGGACGAGTTTGTACAGATAGACAAGAGCATCGTGGAAGCACTGTCGGCTCGTGTTGGACGTTACCCACCGAAGAAAGACGGGGGCGCTACGAACTGGGGCATGTGGGGTGCGAGTAACCCGGGCGATGAAGACTCATGGTGGTACGACTACCTGCATGAGAAGCTGCCAGAGAACGTCATCCTGTTCACCCAGCCGTCAGGCTTTTCTGAAGACGCAGAGAATCTGGACAATCTGCCGGGGCAGCAGGAGTATTACACCAATTTGGCTAAAGGCAAGACCCCGCAATGGGTAATGCAGTATATAGAAGGGCGTTGGGGGTACAGTCTGGATGGTAAGCCAGTCATCCCTACGTTCAAACACGACATACATGTAGCCAAGCAGTCGCTACACGCCAATCCACACCTGCCGCTCGTCGTTGGGTTCGACCCAGGCGTGTCCAGTGCCATGATAGTTGGGCAGATGGACCTGAATGGAAGGCTAGTTGTGCTCGATGAGCTGATACAACAGGACTATGG